GGTAAACCTTTCAAAGGTATGAAAGTTACCGGAGCGATTCAAGCTAAAGACGGTGGACCTGAGTCTGTCGAGACAGCTCTAGGTACTATCAGAAATTCAATTAAATAATAGTTGACTAATGAAATGCCCTGTGGTATTATTTAACCATAGGGCATTTAATCGCCTAACTAACAAAGGAAAAATAATATGACAATGAAAATTGGTAAAGCAAAATATAGTAATAACGTTGAATTCATTAAACGTAACTGGTGGAAATTACGAGACGGTGAACAAGTCTTCCGTATTCTCCCTCCAATGGGTGATTTAGCTGAATCAGGCAAATGGTCCATGTTCTACAAGATTCACTACGGCTATAAGAATACAGCTGGCAAGATGCGTGTATTCCAAAGTCCATTAGTAGTTAATCGCGCTACTAAGATGGTAGAAGTTCCAGATGCAGCTTTAGAGCGTATCGAAACTTTGAAAGCGGAATTCGAAAAGGCTAAAAAGTCTAATGATACAGCATCAGTTGATAAAATCGGCAAGTTGCTTAAAAACTTCAATTTAGATTCTAACCATTACGTAAATGCCATGGACCAACATGGTAACATCGGCATTCTACGTCTTCGCCACCGAGCTAAATTAGTGCTCGATTCAGCTATCAAGCGTTTAGAAAAAGAAGGCGTTGACCCTTTAAGTGCTGATAACGGTCGTTTCTTCGTATTCCGACGTACCGGAAATGGTTTAGATACTTCATTCCAAGTGGAAGTACTTAAGGAAAAGATCAAGGTTGAGGGCATCGGAACGGTTGAACGTGAAATGATTCACACTTTAACTCCTGAAATCATCTCGCGTCTTGGTACTGAAGCGGCTCAATTAGAGAAGCTTTTCAAGACCATCAGCGCAGAAAATGTTCAACGTATTGTAACTGAAGGTGCAAAAGCCGTAGATGAACTTTTGGAAACTAAATCTAAAACCGCTACCGCCAGTGCAACTTCATCTGTAGAATCATCGGAAGATTTCGAAGATTCATTGGATTCGGAATCAGAATCTACTACAGTAACAGTTACTCCAGTAGCTCCTAAGGTGACGAAGGTCGCTCCAAAAGCTACTCCAGTAGCTGCTGCAGCTGAACAAAGCGACGAGGATTTCCTCGCTTCTTTAGGATTGTAAGAAAGGGACGCCATGAGCGAGCAAGATAATAAAATCAGCCCGGTTATAGCTCAAGGCGATTCAATGGCGCTGGCAATTCCTGCTTTCAGGAATTTGCCAGCCCTCTCATTGGATCTATCGAAGACCAGGGAGTCGGAGTCAAGATTTATAGAAGCTAAGACCGTTAATCCAATAACTTATGCGGATTTAGAACACACCTTCAACGAGTCATATCGCGAATTAAAGAGACATCATACCACTTTAGGATATCGCAAAGTACAAGTACAGCGCCAGATAGATTTGATTAAAGCTGAGATCGTGATCAATAAGTATCCAGAATTCATGAAAGATAGACCCAAGTCTCAGGATAATGCGGACTTACGTAACGCTTTCTTGATGAAAGATCCTGAATATATTGAAGCTTTAGAGTTGTTCGATCGATTGAATGCCACTGAAAGTTTTGTAGAAAATAGAATTAAGGTCATTGAAAACGTAACAAGATACATGCGTAAACAAATGGATATGATTATTCGAAGCGGTCTGACTGACCGTAACTTATATGTGACGAGTGGTGGAAAATATTAATATGTTCGTTTATTGTATAACTAATAAAATAGATAAGAAACAATACGTAGGAATTACCAAAAGAACAGTGGAAGCTAGATTTTTACAACATACAACAGCTAATAGAAATAACAACAGTTTTCTAACAAAAGCTATAAAACAGTATAGTAAAGAAAATTTTACATATATTACTTTAGAAATAGTCAATGATAAAAAGGAATTAGTAGAAAAAGAAAGATATTGGATAGATAAGCTGAACACTATTCACCCAAATGGGTATAATAAACATAAAGGCGGTACTGGCGGAATAAATGAAGCTATAAAACTAAGAATGAGAGCTGTCATATGTAAAAATACTAGAGAATCGTACAGCAGCGTACAAGATGCTGCTGATAAGTTAAGTCTTAATAGAACGAATATATCTGCTGTTTGTAGAGGTTTAACCGATACTGCTGGTGGTCTTAGTTTTGAATATGTAGATAAATCTCTTAGAGAAGCTAGTGAAAAACGTAAGAATGATAGAATAAATACTAGAAATAATAATGTAAAAATAGCAATGTTAAAGCTAAATAAAACTAAAGCGTTGAAGATTAAATGTGTAAATACTGGACAGATATTCGAAAGTTTAATAGAGGCATCAAAAATCATGAATATTTCTGTTCAATCTATCCACTGCGTTTGCAATGGCTATACGAATATAGCTAAAGGTATGAAATTTGAATTTATAGATTCAAAAAGAAAATGTAAAGCAGACAATATCTCAGATGTTAGACAAAAAAAGACTAATAGTCAAAGACTCAGTTCAGCTATAAATATGGGTACAATAAATAGAAAGCCAGTAATATGCTTGACTACTAATATATTATATGGTAGTATTAAGGAAGCGGCTTTGACTCTTAATATAGATGGTAGTTCAATATCTAGAGTAATAAGAGGGTACGCCAAAACCGCTGGTGGTATGACTTTTGCTTACTATACTAAAAAGGAAGAAAACTATGAGTAATAAATGGATGAAACAATTAAGATCTTTTGAGGATTCAGTAGATTTAGAAGCGGACTCATTTGCTCCAGATAATTGTATGTACACTCCATCGCCGTTCTTCAATTGGATTTTCGCCAATAAATCTAATGGAATCCCAAAAAATGCGTCAGTTTTATTTTTCTCAAGCCCTAAAGCGGGAAAATCTCTGTCTTGTTATGCTTTAGTGGCAGAGATGCAAAAAAGAGACCCCGAAGGAATCGCTATTTACTTCAATACCGAACTCAGGGGGGCTTTGCAATCCAATGTTTTCTCTAGCATAGATAAAGATCGCCTTTTTGTTTACGATACCAATAGCCCGGCAGATATATTCGACAGAATTGATGGCACGATAAAATCTTGGGTTGAAGAAGGTATGCCACTGAAAATGATAATTATCGACTCCATTTCCAATATTATTGGAGTTAAAAGGGAAAGCGCAGAATCTGTTACTTCCCATTTAATGGGCGATGCGGCTCTTACATTGAAAAATGGTCTTTCTAAATTAGTTCCTTTTTGTAAACGTAATGGTATTTTACTCATAGGTACAGCGCAGATGACCGCCAATATGGACGCCGGACCATACGGTCCAAAAGAGAAGATGCAATCGTCTTTTGCTACCAAGCATGCTTTTGAATACTTCGTCAGCCTCAAACGTGCAGGAGCCGCAGAAGATCGCAAAGACTTGGAAGGTATTTCTTTTGAAGACGATATAAAAGATGCTCGTGGAAACAAACTGTTGACAGGTCATAAAATATTTGTTAAACTAGAGGAAAGCTCCATCGGCTCAGCCGGTCGAGCGGGAGTGTTTACTTTAGATTATAAAGACGGAATTATTAATACTCATGAAGAACTCTTTACTTTAGGAACAAACACTGGTATAATTAAGAAAGAAGGCATGAGAAACTATTTCTTTGGCGATCATAAATGGTCGTCCAAAATGGAATGTGCCAACGCTATCAAAACCGATCAGAAACTTGCTGATGCGATTTTGAAAGAGATTATTAAACTGGACGCTTAAGTCCTAAGGATTCTGTATGAGCAACATAAAAGTTACACGCCCACAAGCGGGCTCAGACAGAGTCTCAACTAAAGACGAGTTTGAGTTGTGTTATATAAGGCATATGTACTTCAGAAAGACGGATGTTAATCCTTCCAAAGAAGAACTAGCCCTATACTCTGGCATTATTGGTCACGTAACCTCCTCTACTTACTACTATTACTGGAATCTGTTCAGAGCTACCGGCTTTGAGCGAGAAGATATTGTCAGCATTGCCAACGTACATCTAGTCAGCTATCTTGGGTTATTTTCAATTGAAACTATCCCAGAGAAATACGCGGCTTTTGTAAGTCTCTTTAAATTCAAGCACAAGGGTCATAATCCTAAAGCTAGCGATATCTTAGATAAGAACAAGGCTAACTTCACTTTATTCCTCAAACAACGCATGGACGACTTGGTTAGAATTTGTAAACAGAAATTCAAGAACATCAAAGGCGTATTGAATGAATCCTACGTAATGTACTACGGTCCTAAAGTTCCTCCTGAGAACCTACAAGACCTAGTAGAGCACCATGAGAAGTTTGGATTTAAGAAATTGAGTCCTACCCTTTTTAGGGCCATTAGAAAGCAAATGAAGGGCGACTTCCAGGACGTATTCCAGTTAAATGATAATTGGTATGTCCGTGTATTGATAGAGCAAAAGTTCTTAACTTATCAAGATCTTACAGGATCTCCTATGGATACACATAGTAATGTACACTGTAAGGATCCAGAATCAATATTCAGTGAATTACAATGTGAAGATCAGTTTCTTAGTAATAAAGAAATGTTCAAAAACTATTCAGATAGAAAGAAAAAAGAAGTTCTAACTACTTTTATAGTCAACAACAAGGGTAATCAGTATTACCAAGAGGAGATCGTTTTAGCTCATAAACTATTGAAAAGTTTAGGTGGCTAACAATGAGCGATTTCTTACAATACAATCTAAGTATAAATAGTATATTGCAAGAATGGAATGATTCCAATGGCGTTTTAGTAGAAAAACGTAGGGGAATGCCCAAGGGAAAGTCCAGAACGTTCTATAAAGTTCCCAAAGAAATACGTAGGGAAAAGCTATTCGATTTGATCCCAATGTTAAAGAATAGAGGATACCCTTATGAGTATCTTGGTGATAAGATATTTTTAGATAAACTACTCCGGATCATGGTTCAGTCCACTACTGATAAAGAGACTAAAAATCAAGTAATAGATGGTATTACAAAAGACCTACATCATGTGCTAGCTGAAATCTTTCCCTACGATCATGTAGCGAAGAAGCAAGAGTATTTTGATAATAAGTATAACAAGGGTAGTAAGTCTAAAAAGACACAGTCCGAAGATGCTCCAAAGAAAGAGATTTTACCTGAACCTAAAAATACCTTGCCAATCATAGAGACTCCTGTTACAATTGAAACTGAGATAGTTAAATTGGAATCCAAGGAAACTGAGTCTGAAATGTCGCCAAATTCGCAAACTTTACATATCCCTAACCGTTCAAGAATAGATGTTGATTTTTATAGAAACATCTTGTTCATGCCCATTCCTGACGGTTACGATGAACAAGGTTATGCGATTGAAATCAAAGGAGGAGACGTATGAGCAACGAAAACGATCCCTTCTTAGAGTTACAGCAATCCGCCATAGATCAACGTATAAAGCAAAGCGAAATCTATGAAAGAAAACAAGTCATTGAGGACAAGAAGACTTCCATAGAATTTGACAGACTTAAAAAGCTAGAAGAAGAAGCCATTGCTCTAACTAGCGCTTCTTTTGGTTCCTATACCGAAGCTTATGTTGACCGATTACAAAGAGACAGTGACGATTATATCGAAGCTTCTAAAACCCCAATACCATTTATCAATGCTTGTTTTGATAAGAAAGTTCCATT